GCCGAATGGCTATACACAGAATATACAAAGAGTGATGAACTTTACTCATCCACAGCTCAACTGAACAGTGGAGAATGTTATTGTCTAGGACCGTAAGATATTTAGGGCAATAAAGATCACCCACCTTTGTGAGTTAGGAAAACTGTACTGAACCGCAGCTAAGGATACCTTCTAGGACCGTGCTCGCCTGAACAGCAGAGAATGTTACAACATAGGACCGTAAGATATTTAGTGTTGTAAAGATCACCTGCCCGTGCGAGGAAACTCAGGAAATAAAGATAACCTGCCTTTACAGAGCTTTCCGAAATTTTTCTATTGTATTTTATTATAATTATTTTTGTTATGTCTATATTTATCTTGTATTAAAGATGGGAAGATTGATGATGAAAGATTACTATGGATTGTCTATAGTAGGAGTAAACAGATCCCGGTGACGGTGTCCCTCCTTCTTAGCGTTTCGCCTATAGATTTAGAAGTGGTCTTTGAGTAATTTGATTTCTGAGCGTCTTCTATGACCTGGACTGTTTATAGGAAATAGATTTTGGTCGAGTATTTCCAAGGTTTGTACCAGGCATTAACTCAAATTTATTATCTGCAACATTTAGTTACGTCGCGTCTTAAAGCATTAACGGACAATAGGTACGCCCGCGAGTTGCCAAAACATAACCTTTAACCTAGGGAATGTTTCAGATAATATTTATGAGGTCAACTAAAGTTTTTCTTAAACCTACGACCTTTAACCTTTTATTTTATGAATACAACTATATGAATTACACACAAGCGTTTACAATGGCATTTATTACGAACGAAGATATGGAACAAGTTATCCGTCTTTTTGACGATTATTGCATTGACGAGCGTTGTCGCACTAACAACAAGAGACAACGTTTCGTCAGAGATTGTTTAATGCATACTGATTTTTGGTGTGCTAATTCGATGCTCCGCCGAAAGAACTATAGTGTTTGGAGTACCTCTCCAGTTGGAGTGCGTGAATCGGCGAAGTATATAATCCAGTTGAAGGATGTCATTATCCCATTGTGGATGTCTACAAAGGATGTTCTTTTGAGGCAGCGACTGGAAGATTTGGCTGAGAAAAAGCGCATTATCTTCCGTCAATCTATTAAGAACTCTTTTAAGAGAGACAGACAAGCTGGAAGAGACAAGAAGTTTCGTGCTCAGGGACTTTTCGATTTTCAAATGAATCATAATATGCCAGACTTGGCAAGACTGGTTAATGTTCTCGAATCGTTTACTGCTGCTATGCCTGATAAGAAGGACGTCTTTAGACGTTTTCTTCAATTTGGCTGTAAGATTCAACTTTTGCCTTCACTGGATTCTCCCTTGTCACAATGGTTTGCTTGGCTTGCTGATGTGCTCATCACCTATGACTTGGACCTTTTGGTTATTACTAAGGTTCAGTCTTTCTTTTCCCAATTTACGGCTCAGATTTTTGATCAGTGGCAGATTGTGTCATGCATCGCCACTGCAATTTCGGCCTTCTTTTTGGGAACAGTTCCGGATATGGGCATGATGAAGTCAGTGATCATTGCAACAGGAAATGTGGCCCGAGGTGTTACCAGCTCTTGGCAGTTGATTGAGAAAGTCTGTAAAGACATTTTCCCCATGATCTATAAGAAGATCTACGGATGTCCTATTGAGATTTCTCAATTGGAAGACCAATTTGCTGGAATCCAGGATTGGTATCGTGAAGTTCAGGCTCTTGTTAAATTGAGTGTTCAGGACGATGTCCAACTTGATAAAGAGATGTGCAGGCATATTGAAACTCTGTACCGCAGAGGTTTGAATTATGCTTGCATTGCTCAGGAATTGAAGTTGGACTCGAAATGTACTCAAGCTCTTAACATGCATTTTGGTGTGGTTAGGATGCTTTATGATAGAGCTCAAGCTTCTGGCGCCTTTATGGGTGGACCTCGTGTTGAACCATTGGTTATTCTTCTCCATGGTGAGTCAGGAGTTGGAAAGTCTGGTATGATGTATCCTCTCTCGATTGACATCTTGAAGGTTGATGGAATCACTGATGGAAAATGGGCACAAGACATCTATGCTCGTAATGTCGAGACAGTGTTCTGGGATGGTTATCGTAACCAGAGGATTTGTCTCTATGATGACTTTGGGCAGATGAAGGATACTGAAACGAGTCCAAATTTGGAATACTTTGAGCTTATCAGATCCACTAACTTGGCGCCTTATCCATTGCACATGGCCTCTCTCTTGGAGAAATCAAGGACTTACTTCCATTCGAAGTGTATCATCCTTTCGTCCAATACTGCTTACTTTAATCCAAAGTCTCTGACTTTTCCTGAGGCAGTTAGGAGAAGGATAGATTATGCCTTTGATGTCTCCGTTAGGAGCGAGTACCGTATTCCTGGCACCCCTAGATTGGATGCCAAGAAGGCAGCAACAGCTGATAGGGCCATAAACACTGATGTGTATGTGTTCCGTTTCATCGATCCAATGACTGGCCATTTGACTGATGACCGTCCCTTGAATTACGACCAATTGTCAAGGTTTTGTACCAGGCAGTATGAGAGGAAAATCAATCGCACAAATCGTGTTATTGAGGAACTCAATGCTTATGCTGCCCAGGGACCTGATCTGTCGGAAATTTATCATCCTGATAGATTGAACCTGTTTTCTCGAGCTCAGTTGAACCGCGAACCGCAATTTAGTTGCGTTAACGATGAAACCCGCTTTGAGAAGTTACAGAGGATGTTGGCGTGTCAGGCCTTTTGGTCAGTGCTAGATGAAGAGAACAGGAAAAAGCTTAAGGGATTGATTTTTGAGAAGACAGCGCAACAATATTATAATGACGTTGTTAATTTCTTCAAGAATCTCCCTGCTGCTGTTCTTGGCAAGCTCTATGACTTGAGGGCCTATTTTTGCCAGCTTCAGATGATTGATTTCCTTTGGCTGTCTATGGAACCAAATAAGGAAGGCAATGTGGTGATTGAGACGATCAAGCAGAATTTGAAGGCTGCTGCTGAAGGTGCTGCTTACGGTTATTTGAAGTTTATCGAATATACCGTTGCAACCCTTGAGAAGCATCCTTGGCTCCTGGCTGGTCTGGCTCTATTGCCAATTATTGCTGCCCTTTATTGTGAGCGCCAGGTTAAGAATCAGGCTGAGTTGGCTAGTTCCTCAGATCCTAAGACCAAGTCTAAGGAGTCCAAAACTAAGGTTGAGATCTCTCAATCCGGGGATTTTAAGACCAAGGCCAAGGAAGCCAAGAATCGAGTCGAATTGAGCAGTTCTGGTGATTTCAAAACGAAAATTTCTCAGGTGAAACCCAAGGTCGAAATTTCTCAATCAGGAGATTTTAAGACCAAGACTACTGCTAAGAATGCTCGTGTTGAAATTGACAACACTACAGTTCAGGTTCTCGACAATGTGGCTGATTTTGAGGCTCAACTCATGCGAGATGACAATGCCTTTCAGATTTCGAAGAAGATTGTTTCCAACATGTATTATATCTCCCTTTATGAAGGTCAAACCTTGATTGGTTCCCTTCGTGGATTTTTCATTGTTGGTCGGATCTTTTTGACTGTCAGGCATTTGTTGCCTTATATGCAGAAAGCCACTCAGGTTCGCATTTGGAACTCACGGAATAAGGAAGGTTTTGTATTCCCCGTTTCAGTTCTTAAGACAGTTACTGTCTTAGATAAAAACGGAGAAGAGAAAGACCAGATTCTTATTGAGTGTCCAAATACCGTCCCTGATCATCCTAAGGTTCTCGACATGATTGTTGATTCCAATGAAATCTCAAAAATCACCACTCAGTATGGAGTTATGTTGACTCCTGATGAGACTGGTGTTGTCAAACGCTTTGGGCATGTTACTGCTAGGGATTCAGCAACCTCCTACTCCTCAGTGTATGGATCTTATGCTATTAGGCATAGGTATCATTACGACATGGAGACTACAGCTGGAGATTGTGGAAGTCCCTTAGTAGTCATCAATCCTATGATTAGTAGGAAATTGATAGGCCTCCACGTTGCAGGAACTGTTGGAGTTGGAATGGCTTCCCCCTTGAATAGATCCGACATCGATCGAGCTCTTGCTATGATTTCAGCTGGAGCAAAGATTGAGATGGAGTATGACGAGTGGGTTGCTCAGGTGAAAGAGGATGTGCCAGTTCCGAAAGGAAATTTCACGCCTCTTGGTTTGGCTGAGTATAAAGTAGCCTCTGCTTTGGAATCTTCTTTGAGACCATCGTTGATTTCAGGCAAAGTTACTGAACCAATTACCAAACCATGCCATTTGAAACCCATCATCGTTGATGGCAAAGTTCTTGATCCAATGATGAAGGGCTTGGAGAAATGCGCCATTCCGTCAGTAGTCCTTGATAGTGATATGCTAGCAGCTGCAGTAGCGGATGTTAGGCGTAATTTCAAGGAGGATCTTCCTCGTCAAAGAGTCCTGACAGATATTGAGATGGTTGAGGGAATTGAAGGAGACGAATTTGCAGCTCCAATCAACCGATCAACAGCACCTGGCTACCCGTGGAAGCGGATGACCAATATGCCTGGAAAGACTTTTTGGCTTGGCTCGGACGAATATAAACTCGACGAGAACCTGAAGCAGAAGATTCATGAGAGGATTGAGAACGCCAAGAATAATAAGCGCACTCCCACAATTTGGACTGACACGTTGAAGGATGAGCGAAGACCCATTAAGAAGGTAGATCAAGGAAAGACGAGAGTATTCTCTGCTGGACCTATTGATGCTACACTTGCTATTCGCAAGTATTTCTTGGGATTCGCCGCCCATTGTGCACATAATCGTAATGCCAATGAGATTTCTGTTGGCACGAATGTGTATTCTCCTGATTGGACCCAGATTGCTGATCTCATGTCGATGAAAGGACCTAAAGTTATTGCTGGAGATTTCTCCAACTTTGATGGTACTTTGAATGTGCAGATTTTGCACGCCATCTGTGAGATCATCAATGATTGGTATGATGGAACTGAGGAGGAAAGTCAAGTGCGTTCTGTTTTGTGGAAAGAGATGTGTAATTCTGTCCATTTGTGTAAGCAATCAGTTTACATGTGGACTCACTCTCAACCCTCAGGATGTCCGTTGACAGCCATCCTCAACTCCATCTATAATTCCATTTCAGTCAGATATGTCTGGATGTTGATTACCAAGGGTTCGCCTTATCATTCCATGAGTGCATTTCGCAAGCATGTGAGTATGGTGGCCTATGGTGATGATAATGTTCTTAACATTTCTGATGAGTGTTCCATTTTCTTCAACCAAATAACAATGGCTGAAGCTTATGAAACTTTTGGAATGACCTACACTGATGAAGCCAAGACTGGTGAGATGGTTCCTTTTAGGACCCTTGATCAAGTTAAATACTTGAAGAGGAGTTTCGTCATGGATCATGAATCTGGACTGTATCTTTGCCCAATGGAACTTGAAGCTGTCCTTGAGATTGCCAATTGGACCCGAAAATCTGTGTCCATTGAGGAGGCAACTATCCAGAATGTTGAGAACGTTTGTTTTGAACTCCATCTTCACGGAAGAGAGGTGTTCGACAAATGGGTTCCGGCTCTGGTCAAGGAATGTAACAAGGTTGGATTGTATCCTGCTGTGTTGACTTTCTATGAATATAAGTTCACTGAATACCAGAAGGCAGGAATGATCACAGCCAAAACTGAAATGGAGGAAAATTTGGAATTTCAGGCACAAATTTTTGTGCCGCAAAATTTCCAGTGGACCTTCATGTCTTGGTTCATTGTGATTCAGAATTTTAAGATTCTTATTTCCGATCTCTATGTTGGAGCCTATCTTTGGCTCGCGTCACGAATTTTCGGAAAGAAAGTCTATTGGTTTAGTACTATTCTGAACTTGTTGAACTGGACAATGACCTTTGTCTCACTCGGTCTTGATGTTCACGCTGGGAGAAATCCCCTGTGGTGTGATAGAAGTGAGTCGTTTCTCCCTTATGGGGCATACATCGATGGAAGTAGATGTCTGCAGCAAAGCCTGAATTGGGAGGAGAAAGTGGAGACTTTCTATTGGAAGTCTATTGGACACTGTGTGCCACTTTAAATCCAGTCTAATGTCCCTTCCGGTTGTCTCTCATGTTTGGCAGCATGTTTGACTTTTCCTTAAATTTATCTGTCAGCTTCTATTCTCAATGATAACAATGATAATATGTCTGCTCAGCAAGAACAGTCCGTCGACCAACAACAGATCACTGAATTTGTGGATGATGTTGCTCCATTGACTGTTCAGAAGGAAGGATTGACTGAGGAAGTCAGGTACACGAATTTCGCTCATGATAGTATGGACCATTCGATTCAATCGATTTTGGCCCGTCCTATCAAAATTGCAACAACTTCGGTGGACACAACTGACTTCTTATACAGTATTGAAGTCCCTTCTGCCATTTTTAATGCCAGCACTAACCTTATTGATAAGTTGAATTATTTCACGTTTATGCGTGCTAATGTTCATTTTCGTGTTATTTTCAACGCGACTCCTTTTCAACAAGGTAAGTACTGGCTTTTCTTCTCCCCTTATGAGGATTATTGTGGAAGACCAGTCACTGGAACCCTACCGAATGCTTCTGGATTTCCAGGTGTGCAGTTCGATTTGGCTTCCGGTGAACCTGCGGAATTGGAAGTTCCTTTCGTTTCGCCTCTTTCTCATATGAACCTCCTGACGGGAGAAGGCCATTATGGCAAACTTTTCATTCGTTCCCTGATTCCTTTGAATTCAGGTACTTCTGGTGACACCTTTGACCTTTCAGTTTATGCTTGGTTTACGGAGGTCGAACTTTCTGTTCCTACGAATGAACCTGTGAACACTGCAGCCTTTACAGCTCAGATTTTCACACCCGAGTCTTCAATGGTTAAGCCCACTTCTGTCCTTTCTCGCATGGCGAGTCCTGGACTTCAGTGGGTTTCTGATTGGGTTACAGGTGCTCTGAATAAAATCGGATACTGTAAACCCATGGAACCAGTTTTGAACACACGGATTGTGAATGAGCCTGCTGCTGGGTTCACGCATGTTGATTCTCCCGATACTTCAGTGATTTTGGCTGCTCGTTCTGACAATTCAATCGAGCCCAACTCCGCTGTGTTCGGGACTACAGAAGATGAGATGGATATCAAACACGTGACTTCTAGATGGAATATTCCCGTGGTTGAACCCATTTCTTGGCCTCTGTCTTCAACGCCTGGAACACTGCTCGTTTCCATCCCAATTACACCGGGATATTGTAAGAAACGAACAGTTGTTCCGCCTGCAACTGATAATTCGTGGCATGCCACTCATCAAGCATTTGTTATGTCAATGTTTGAAAAGTGGCGTGGGTCCATGAAGTATAAGATTCAGGTTGCCAAAACTGCATTCCACACTGGAAGGTTGCAAATTGCTTATCAACCTTTCAAGTCTGGAGCTAGTGATGCCGACCATGAGTTCATGTACAACTGGATCCTCGATTTGAGTCAATCGTCTGAGATTTCTGTCGAGATTCCCTTCCTCACTAATAAGATGTATCTTAATAGTGTGGTTGGTGATGTCTTCGATGGAAATTCCATTCATGGCTATCTCAAGGTCTATGTGTTGAATGAACTCCGTAGATCTTCTACCTCAGTTGCTGACGCTGTCACCATTCTTCCTTGGGTTGCTTGTGGTGATAACATCGAGTTTGCCATCCCTTCTTTTCAGAAGTATCAGCCGTATTGGAATCCAACTTCGACTATTCTGGAAGAAGATGAACAAGAAGACCTGGAATTTGAAGCCCAAATCTTTGGTGCTACTCAGCTTGACAATGACAATGAGCTTAAAGAACTCATTGGCAATTCAGCCGCTGCACCTCTTGATGGAGGAAAACTCTCCATGGGCGAACGAATTGACAGCTTGCGAGTTCTTACTAGGCGATTTGCCCAGTTAGCTCGCACTGCTGCCTTTCCCTATTTCTTTGGATCACAGGGTGCAACAATGGGACCATTCAGTCCTGCTGACCCTGGCCTAAACACGTATTCATTCAATACAATTCGTCTTGACGATTCGTGGTTTGGTAATACCAATGAACTAGTTGGAACTCGTACAGTTGGACTTCCAATTTCAGTTTCCGGCTCGACAGTTACGAAAGCAAATCTTGATGTTTTGCAGTATGCAGGAAATTACCATCCGCTCCAATATATCTCCTACCTCTATAGATTTTATAGAGGTGGTAGAAGATACAAGGTGTTTATGGGAACCTCTGCGACTCCTACGTCAATGAATTTTGCTTCGTCTACTGTCGCAGCTCCAGGTGATTACACTGGAGGTTTTGCCGGGCTTCAGACAACTGCCACGAGAGATGCGCAACCTTGGGTTGTATCTCATGCCCG